TGTATGTATGATTCTAAGTTTATGAAAGATACATGTATTCGACAATGTTTTATGAATGGGCGACATTGGAAGATATTTTTCATGTTAACCATGCAGTACTGTATGGATCTACCACCCGCACTCAGGGCAAATATCGATTACATATTTATTTTACGTGAAAATATTATTCAAAACAGGGAAAAATTATTTAAAAACTTTTTTGGTATTTTTCCATCTTTCGAGATGTTTAATAAAGTTATGGATTCGTGTACAGAAAATTACGAATGTTTGGTATTGGATAATACGTCTAAAAGTAATAGAATAGAAGATTGTGTCTTTTGGTATAAAGCAACACTTCGTAAAAATTTCAAGGTTGGTGCACCAGAGTACTGGCAAACACATAAAAAGATGTTTAACCCGAAACACGGTAATCTGAAAGTGGGAGATCCAAATTCAGTTAAAAGGAATACACCATTTAAAGTTACGAAAAGAAAATGATAAGATCACTTGTTAAACGAATGTACACACGAGTTTGTACCAAAAATATTGAAAAGGTATATCCAGTTTATAATGAACTTAATATGGATATACATCGGTCTATAGGCGAACCAAATGGTATCAATGATGATGGATATCGACTATTAGTCGATGTATGTCATCATACAAAAACCGTTTATATAGATAACGATATGTGTGATTACGATAAATTAAATGATTTACCCAGGATCATAAAAACATTTGGGTGTTTATACCCAAACTACACTCTTCAGGGCGATGATGCGTAATCATTTAATACGAAAAAACTATGTACATATAAATGGCGACAGACGTTAGAACGATGAATCTTTCAGATAATAGTGATGGTATGGTTTCCCTAAATGACAATCAAGGGACATCTTTCGTGCCGAATATCTCCCCCGAAAAAAATGTGAGTGAAAATAAACAGACAATGGACTCTACTTCAATTTCCGATATTATGGGTCAAGCAGAGGAACCACTCGAACCACCAATGATGGGCACCGATCCTAGAATGACACAAATGCACATGCAAGCACCAATGATGATGGCGCAACAACAACAACCAGTAGCACAAAAAACAACTGAAAAAAAATCTGAATCTAAAAATCCATTCAACCTTACTGATGACCAGTTTCAAGCACTCATTGTAGCCGTGTGTGCTGCGGTGGCAATTAGTAAACCAGTTCAAGAAAAACTTGCGAACTTTGTCCCATCGTTTTTGAACGACCAGGGAAATCGAAGTGCAATCGGCTTAGCGTCGACCGGTATGGTCGCGGCGATCGCCTTTTACCTTGCGAGAAAGTATGCTTAAATAGAATTATAATGACTATACATTCTCTTTCCGAAAATAAAATAGGAAACGAGAAATCCGAACAGTAAACCAACTGCGCGAAGTCCTAGAACAGTACCAGTACTCTTCGTAGTTTTACCATAATCTTTAAAATCCATTTCAAATTTTTTGTTTATTTGTGAAATACCCGCAACCATGCCCATACCCAATAAGGTTGATATAACTAAAAATGGTCCATCTATAGCTAAACGCCCAATTATATTACCACCACGTGGTAATATAGTGATGACTAATGGTGTAATGACCATGATTATAAACATATTTAACCATTTATCGTTTAAAAGTAAGGGAGCACTCGAAGATGCGAGTAAAGTGTTCAGTAACAAATACGCTTTCATTAAATCACCGAACGATTGCATTTTATTAATACTAAATATTATTTATCCTGGACGTGTTTACCACAAAATTCGGTTCTTTCTGGTATTTCCTGGTATATACCTAAAGAAACGCATATGGTTTTAAGTTTATTAAATTTTTTCCAGAATTCCTTACTGTGTGAATATTCATCAACAGTACAATGTGCGAGTTCGTGTAATAAAACATGGAATATTTCATTAGGTTCACCATCGATACATATACCTATACTTTTACCCTTACTAACATTATATCCTATATACCCATTTGTATATCGATGTGCGGTAAGTGGAATTTCTCTGTATAACATTTTGAATTCTTGATTATTTGTTTCCTTAAGATGTTCCCTGAGTATCCTGTATTTTTCGCGAACATCTGTTAATTCCTGCGGTTCCCTCGTGTATATGAATAATAACACGTTTATGATGAGTAGAAGTATAACGAGTATCATCTTATAATAAACATACATAAAAATTAACTCGGATAAAAAAATAGAAATGAAAGAGTTACTACTGAAAGTAACTACAATGTCTATAGCTTCATTTTTGGGATCGTATATGGGGACACAAAAATGGTTTGATAAACATGAACACAAATGATAAAAAAATGTCATGTAAATGTATATACCGATGCCAACAAATATAAGTATTAGTAATCTTAAAGGCACAGGTGAACGTATCCTGAAGAATGCGAGGAATACTGGAACATTACAACTTAGTAAAGGTGGTAATAACGGAATGGGCTTTTCACTTTTTGGCCCAATAACATCTTTACCAAAAGAGCTTTTCAATGTATCTGGTTATGTCGAACATGTTACTGAACTTAATCTGAATGGTAATAAATTGAAAACTATACCAAAAGAGATTGGTAAATGGAAAAAACTTGAAGTAATTAATTTGAATGATAATGTATTAACTTCGATACCAAAAGAGATAGGCGACCTTGAAAATCTTAAGGACCTTTATTTAGGTAGAAACAAGTTAAAAACGTTACCAAAAGAGATCGGTAACCTTAAAAACCTTGAAATACTCCATTTGGGTAATAATGATTTTAAAGTGTTACCAAAAGAGCTCGGTAACCTTAAAAATCTTGAGGTGCTAACTGCACCTGAAAACCCTAATTTAACTTCTATACCAAAAGAGCTCGTTAAACTTAAAAAACTTCGTATACTCGACTTGAGGAGAAATCCACTTCTTAGAGAAATACCAGGAACATTAATTAGGAGAGGTTTAAAAGTTTATAAAAATGATCGTGCTAGATTTATAAATATAAATCAAAATTTAAGTGTAAAACGTATAAACGTACCTCTTAATACGAATCGTAACGATGCTATAAGTTATAATAATTTCAAAGTTGGTAATAACGCCGTAAATATAGGACACAATAGGTATGTATCTGAAAATACATTTCGTAAATTAGCAAAAATGAGTGTACAATCTGCATACATTCTCGATTCAAACGAAAATATCACACAAAATCCATTTACAAGACAACCATTATTGAGAAAAAACATAAAGTTTGTTAAGTTTGTAAAACCAAAAAAGTAATAAAAAAAATATTTATAATATATAAAATGGAAGATAAGAAGTGTGACGATACACAACCAGTCGCAAATTGGAAGTGTATATGGTTCACGTTAGCGTTAGCTGGTGGATACTGGTATCTTCCACATAGAAACAAATGGGTTTTATTATCTTTATTATATTTACCGTACGTAGCTTTAGCGTATTACGACCACTGGTATGACTGTAAAAGAAATCTTGGACCAACGTACCTTGCTATGTTTTACCACTGGATAAAACCTCAAGATTCCGAACAGATCGTCAAGTATAAGAATTGGTGTCCCGAAATTAGAAATAAGGTTCTTTTTATAGATGCAATTATATTACTTGGTGGTTTAGTTATGTTACCACATTTTCTTAAGTTATAAAATTATCTCTTATATACAAACCTAAATTTACTATACAAATCCGAAACCGGGTTCCCTTTAAGATCTTCCCACAGTGTTAAAGTAAACCCCAAATCTTCCATGCGCGTGAAAAACATATCCTTATGTGCTATGGGTTCAATCTTAGGACCACTCGCGTAATACGGTGTATCAGCTAAATGAACGTATAACTTTTCACCAAAGTTCCCCGAACTCGTATGTTTCATTAGAAAGTAGTTCCCTAAATCATCTTTTACAGGTGTATTCATGATAATCTTATCGGAATTCGGTATGATTCCTATGAATTGTCCCCCGGGTTTCATTCTATTCTTAATTGCTAATAAAGACGTCTCGAATAACGTGTTCGTTTCGAATATATAGTGTAAAGCAAAATTATAACATATAACATCATACTTTCGTTGGGGGCATGCGAATATATCACCTTCATAAAAATTAACACGTATTTTCATATTCTTTGCACGAGACTTAGCCTCCTTAAGTGATTCTGGATTAGGTTCACACATACTTATGTTTGCACCAGTATGTCGCCATTTTTGGAGATCACCACCGAATCCACATCCTACATCCAAAATACTATCGCCTTCGCGGGTAGCCGATTGGATGAGGAGACGCTTAGACTCGTTATGGTACTTACGTATCTCCTCCATTTATTTATACTCGCTTTTCTTTTTTAAATGGAGTTACTAAGGTTAAAAATAATCAATATACAATAATAAAAATATACTAAATACAGAACCTAAGTGTAAGAGGCTTAAACAGAAGATACTATTTAATCATATAAAACAATGTCAACGCTTGAACAAGATTACACGACCGTTCCTGGTCAATTATACGCATGCCTTTCCGTCGTAGGACCGGAAGCGCCACAAAAGAACGATAAGTTTGGAATTAAGATCCGAGGTGCATTTAATTCTAGAGATGAGGCTGCATAGCACGCTAAACGTCTTCAAAAAGAAGATGCGACGTTCGATATTTACGTTGTTGATATGTATAAATGGTTGTTAATTCCACCTGATCCGACAAAGATCGAAGACGTTCATTATTCGAATGAAAAACTTGAAGAACTCATGTCTGGATACAAAGAAAATCAAGCACAAGCGGCACATATGTTTGCGGAACGTAAACGTGATATGGTCGAAAATGCAACTACATTTACGAAACCAGGTGATGAAAATTCGAAGTATTATACTAAACCGGACGAGGCGCCAATTAGTCACCCGGCTGAAGTTCTTGAGCGTCTTCAAAAGGAAAAACCGGATACTTCTATGGAGGAACTGGTCAAGGAAGCGGATACCATTGTTGCCAAAGAAATTGAAGAAAGAAAGGAAAAACGTGAAGCTGAGGCGGCAGCGGCTCTCGAAAAAGAGGCGACTGAGAAGGGGTTCAATTCAGTCGAAGCAATGCAAAAGTTTGAAAAGGAAAATGAAAAGCCTGAGTCGTCTACGGAAGCCCAGGATACTAAAGGTGAAGGAGAAGTCGAGGAAGGTGAAGAGGTAGAATCTAAATAAATTTGTTATATAAATGTAAGTATGTTGAGTATTATATTAAATATAATCACCATAATTATTGTTTTAGCCATGGTCGGTTTATTTTTACGATTGTATGAAGATCGAAAAAGTAAATCGGGTACTAAAAATGTGAGTGCGTCTGATGTCGCACAAGATATACTAAAAGACCCACTTGTTGTAAGCCGTGCATATTTTACGGGATCCAAATTTGGTCCTATTGGTAATTTTAAGGGGACACAAACTTCGTCTGGACACTTGTGGATTACAGGTAAACCTATCCAGGTCTAAGAATGACCGGTTGCATGGTCTTACCCATAAAAAAACCTAAAATAAAGGATACAAATATAATAATATACGCCGTTTTATCTAAATTTGTAAAAATATCTTCCTTTTGTGTTGGTTGTGTGTATGGTTCGTAATACTGTTGCGGTGGCGGAAAATAATATTGTTCGTTATTTTCCGGTTCTGGTTTTTGTTCATCCGGTTGATGATCTTCTTCTTCTTTACGCATAAAATCGTCCGGGTTATAGTTTATAGGTGTACCGACTTCAGCTTCCATTTATAAAATGTAAACCTATTTTTTTAAGCTTATTATTCCTCATCATCAACAACAAACCCTTTTAAATTACCATTTTCGTCCATATCACTATCATCCTCATCATCTTCAAAATCATCCTCATCATCTGTTTGAAGAAGATCAATATCACTTTCTATTTCCGATTCTGTTTCGTAATCATCGTCAGAAAAATCATCTTCTGGGAGATCTTCGAGTGGGTCTAATCGTTCTGGAACCTTTGAGAGTCTCCCTGAACGTGTACGTGTAGAAACAATTGTTTTTGTCATTATAAAGTAAAATATGTTTATTCTTTTAAATACATTACGCAGCGTTAATTGATTCATTTATTAAAACAAGGCTAAATTCAGCGTTTATACTGTTCGCTAACGTGTCTAACTCTTCTATAACACTCGTATCAGTAGAAACCGTGTATAACGCGAGTTCTCGTAAGTTTTCGAGTGCACGATTTAATAATTTTTCTGAAACTTCTGTATGTGATTTATATTCTATAGCCATGTTTATGTCTGCTAAAAACTCCCTATATAAATCTTCATTTAATCCTGAGTACGGTAAAGTTTCACGTATGAGTTTAGTTATATGTTTTGTACCTGTATCTTTTTTTATTAAAGTTGATGCCAAATATACAACGAGTGCAATTAATATTACAGCTAACATTCTATAAAGTACTAACAATTTTATCTGTAAGATTATGTGCGCGACACTTACATTTACACATCTGTTGTATATGACTTTTAAGTATACTGAATGAAATCGTTTCTTTACATGTGTCACATATTTCCTTCGTGTTTACAGTATATTTCTTAACACCTTCACGTTTGAGTGACTCTATGACGAACGTTTCTTTTTTAACGATATACTTTTTTATAAACTTTTCGAGTAAGTTCTGTTCTGGTTCTACAACAATTTTCTTTTTAGGTATATATGTTTCAACTTTACCATCTTCGTAAAGAATGTCCGTTATTTTTTTAGAGAGTTGGTGTCGTCTTCCCGAAAAATCTTTACAAAACCCATATTGTCTTAGTACGTTAGTAGTCGAAAAACACTTCTGGGCTATAGTATCACCTATTATATGAAACCATACGTGATTGGAATTATGATTACATCTTTTATTCTCACAATATTTAGAATTTGTCGAGACAAGAAACTGTTTGTTATATTTAAACATTTTAGTGATTGTTGCGGTAGTCTGTCCTTCTACATTTTTACGAACGAATGCTTCGACGAGTGAAAGAGCCTCTTGGTCCTTTAACTCATTTTTAGTTTGTAATGTTGTAAATGTAGCTTCTTTGTGAGTTCCTTCTATGATAACCGGTTCCATACTTTGTGTACGTAACGTTGCCATATGTAATATGTCAACGGATGGTTTTTGTTTGGTCTTTTGTAATGTGGATGAAGGACCATATTTGTATATAAATATGGGTAAATATTCACCTTGTGTTTCTTTACCCGTGTTATTACATAACTCACACCCCTGACCGGCACACGCTTCGTGTTTTCCCTTTTTATGTGACCACGGCATACGAAACCCACTTCCTTTCGTATTACGCGAATTATTACCATAGACAGATATATCAACAATATCTTTCCAATCACGTGATCCGTACGCTAAATTTAAAGTATTTATAACGTGTTCTCTAAGACCTAATGCCGATGACCTATTTACAACAAACCCCGGCCAGTTTATATGTATACCTGTTTTTATGAGATTATCAATAGGTTTAGGTTCGGCGACGGATATCAAAGCGTCTTTACCACCAAACTTTGAGACCTTGTCACATATAACTTTACATACACTCTTAATTTGTTCAAATGACATTTCTTCATCATCCTTATAATCAAGATCCATGAAAAAATTGTAATTTTCCGTTTTCTGTTCAACGACAAATATCTTTTCACCGGAGTTATATACTTCTACACATTTTTCGTAAAAGTTATTCAATTTATCAAATGGCACGGAGAGGACGCCACCGTCCATGAGCACATGTGATAAATCGGAGTTATTAGAAAAACCTTGGTCTTTACACCAACGTTTAAACATACTTACCTATTAATCTATTTATCTTTTTATACCGTTTATTCATCTTCATACTCGTGACGCCAAATAGAGCGTCTATATGAGACTTCTGGATAATTTTCTCCTTCTGATAAATTTTTCTTTAAAACGAGGAGTTCATAAACTTTATCCTCTTTATGTAATTCAACGTACCTTTCCGCTCTTTCTGATGTATATGCGTGCCTTTCAATGAGAAGCTCGCGTATTTGGGATAAAATGTAGTTCTTAGACTTCATTATTTAATAGAGAAGGTTTTTCTATCGAGAGAAGTTACACACGCGTAAAATTCCGGATTGTTAAGTACGTTCTTAACAATACGATCCCATTGTTTTTTAGTACTGAACTCTGAAAGCGTTTCAAAATTCATGAAATCATTTTCATCATGTGTTCTCTTGATGGGCTGTTTCTGAATCTTACGGAGATTCATTTTCTGTTTTTCATCGTTAAACTTACGTATAAGTTCACCCTGTTCCTGCATGGTATAGTTTACGAAAAACACGTAAACGTTATATTCGAGTTCCACCCCTGGACTTTCCGTTACTACAAACTTAAATTCTGTATATTCACCTTTTTTCAAAGAAACAACTCCTCTGGTTTCTTCTTCAAGTTCTCTCAAAGCACATCTAATGGGATTTGGAATTTCCCTTCGCCTACACCCTCCGGTGACGAAAATCCAATCTTTGAATCTTCGATCCCGGACAGTGAGAAATCGTGGTTTATCACCTATAAAAGTGACGGGTACTGCAATTGCTTTATATTTTTTCATTGCTTATTTGCAAGTTATAATTGAATAAGATGATTATTCTGAAGAATCTTCTGCATCTTCATCAACTTGGGTTTCTAAAACTTCCTGTTTCTCTGTTTCTACAACTGGTACAGATTTCACTTTTGGTGGTGGTCTGGATAAATGGGTCATGAGGTTTCCGTAAAATCCTTTAACATTATCCATTTCTGATTTCGTTTTATTAAGTTCTCTGTACATGTACATTGTGGCAACAATACACATGAGCACGGCAACTATAGTCGCGGTATCGCGATCGAATGTAAACATTTTATATATAAAATTACGAGCTAAATTTTTAAGTTCCTATAATCGCACCCATGTGCGTTTTCTTTTCGGTTGGACACGGGTACCCCATTTTTCCAAATTGTATTTCCTGGTAATGTCCTTCTTTACACTCTGCATTCTGGGGAGGCTTTTCTGGTTTTTTACCAACTAAATGATCTAAAGTACCCGATTTTGGGTCATACGTTATAACAAAGATAAATGCTACGAGAAAAATTAATTGCCAAAACATTTATAATAAATGGATAAATTAAATTAGTTGGAATACATCAAACCACCCATACCGTTTTCGATACGGAGAACGTTGTAATTGATACCATATACAGGATAATTGAAATTTCTATTATCACAAAGAATTCTTGCGGAATCGAGTCTACTGAAGTTGAGCGACCCAGTTGGTTGGAGCTTGGACGTATCGAGACAGAATGGAATCAAGATCAAGGTAGAATCCACTTTACCGTTTTGTGTATGATAATAAAGTGGAGCGCTAGTAAAGTGTGGTTCACAGTTTTTGAAATCGGTAACATCTGTACCATTAATTTGAAGTTTCAGTTTACTGGACGATGGGATCTCATCAATCAGATGATTATACATAACCAAATATTTCACTGGGTGGTTAAAGTTGATTTCCTGTGTCTTGGAAGCGGATGCGATAGATTTTTGTGTTTGTGTAATAAGCATGTTTTGTGGTGTATTGGACAAGGCCGTGCGTTCATCCGTATCGAGGTGGATGTATTGAGCGTACACTTCAAAGTCGTCCTTCAAAGAGTTAGAAGAACCCCATGTAATTCTCAATTCCACATCGTGGTATTGAAGAGCGATCAATGGGATCGCCGACTGGGCATTCTCACAAAAAGAAAACCTGAGTGGGTAGAACTTTTCAGAAAAACCGGCTGTAGATTTAGCATACGTTTGGTTCATAACGGTTGGTGCGAGGGACGAAGAAAAATCATATTCTTGTTCGTCGATGACTTGACCACCGATCAAGAGTTCAACTTTGGATACTTGTCCGTTCCAACTAGTGATGTTAGCACCTCTATTGGAGATATAGACATAGCCGACCATATCCCCTTTTCTTTCAAACCTGACGGTCGACATACCATTTTTGGATGGAGTGCCCTGGATAACCTGTCTCTCAACAGTTTGGGCGAAGTTTGTGTGACGTTTATAATTGGACCTGAAAAAAGAAACTTCAGGTTGGCCGACGAGATGTGCATCTTGGGCACCTACGGCAACGAGTTGGGCAATACCTCCAGACATATTTTATATTATACTAAGGTTTTTTATTTTTAAGCCGGTGTATAATATAAAAGATTTATAAAAAAAGAATTTAAGCTGCTGTAAATGAGATCGCGTTCATATATATTTTTTCTGCACCTGATGCACCTATCTTTGATACGGTCAAAAGAGCATGACCATTCTGGTCTATAGAAACATCGGACGTAAACGCTATAAA